TGCGCCAGTTGAAGCATTGCATAATCCAAAGTACAATTACCGAGGTGTGCAAAATTTATTAACAATGATTTTAAAAAGCGGAACAATTATTGTTGGTGAGGTAGATGGAGTAATACAAGGCATGTTGATTGCGGGCGTTGATAGCAATCCATGGTTACCTCATGTAAAGACATTAAAAGAAATGGCATGGTGGGTTGAACCAGAGTATAGAAATACCAGTTTAGGATATCGCATTTTAAAAGAATATATTAGAGTAGGCAAGTTAGGTCAAGAAGTAGGTGCAATCAGTAATTTTACAATTACAACATTGATGGACAGTCCAATCAGAGATATGGAAAAATTTGGTTGGATACCCATTGAAAAGAATTATGTGTATGAGGGTAAGTAAATGGCAGTCTTTTCATTAATTGGCGCAACAATTGCAGGTGCAATCGGCTTAACCGGTACTTTTGGTGCTGGGCTGTTTGCCGGTCTCAGCATTGCTGGTACAATTGTTGCTAGTGCTGTTGCTGCTGGCCTCGCATATGGTACTGCAAAGATACTTGGTGTAGGCAAAGTACCTAAACCAGAAGATCCAGGTGCAAAGATTCAGTTACCACCCGGCACTGATAATAAAGTAGGCAAACTATACGGTCGCAATTACATGGGCGGCATTATCATAGATGCTGAAATCAAAAATCAAAACAAAACAATGACTTACGCATTGGTGTTAAGTGAATTTACACCAGGCGAAACATGGACTGTGAATAAGATTTATCGCGGTGACAATGAATTGGTGTTTGGTTACAGTGGTGCTCAAAATCACATTGTAAGTAGTATTATTGACAGCAACGCAACAGCGACCAATAGTGTAGGCATTCAAAAGAAATGGGATAATGGTAAGATCCGTTGTAGAGTTTATGCTGGCGGCAGCAGTAGCACTAATCAAATCTTCCCAACCACAAACAAAGTAAACGCATATGGATTTGGCACAGGACAGTTTAGTAACTGGAGTGCATCAAATGGCATGGCTAATTTAGTTTTTGCTATTTTTGAAATTGATTATGATCCAGAGAACAACTTGGTGCAATTGGATGCTATTACATTTGACATTGAAAATAATGTAAGCAACCCAGCCAATGTGTTACTTGATTACCTACGCAACGACCGCTATGGTTGTGATCTTGCTAATACTTTTATTGACACTGACAGTTTCAATGCTTGGTTTACATATTGCAATACCAGTGTAAATTATTACGACAGCGCAAATGTGTTACAAAGTCATCCACGCAGTGAAATTGATGGCATTGTTAGCACCTATAACAACTGCAAAGAAAACATTGACAAGATTTGTCGCAACAGCGGTGCATTCTTTACCTACAATAATAAAACAGGTAAGTTTGGTGTTGTGGTTAATCGTGCAGCCACTGTTGGTGAACAAGCCAATGCCTATGTGTTTAATGATGATAACATTATTAGCAAAATAACATTGACCAATACTGACCTGTTTAATTTATACAATCAAATGGAAGTAGAATTTCCCAGTGTTGTACAACGAGATCAAACTGACACCGTATTCTTAGAAACACCGTCTGGCAGTAGAAATATCAATGAACCAGACAACAAATTAAATGTTAGATTAGACATGGTTAATGATCGTGCTCGTGCAATTAATCTTGCCAACATTGATTTACGCCAAAGTCGTTTTAGTACTGTTCTACAATTTAGAGCAGACTATCAAGCACTACAAGTTGACGTAGGTGATGTTGTTAAAGTTAGCAATGAAATCTATGGCTTTACTAACAAACTGTTCCGCGTAATGCGTACCACTGAAGTCGAAGATGCAGATGGTATGCTTAGTGTTGATATACTATTGTTAGAATATGACGATACTATCTACACAGAAACTGTTGAAAATAGTAGTGTGATACCAGACAATAGTGGTATTCCAAACTGGTGGGCATGGAACGCTAATGCTAATATTTCACTAGGCAATATTACCATTGCCAGCAATGTGATTTATGGCAGTAATGCAAACATCTACAATCCAAATACAGGCAATGTGATAGGAAATATTAATATTGATGATGCACTCTTTAATGGTAACATTAACTTTGGTAATACTAATCCATGGGTTAATTTTCCTATCTTTGTGCCAGGCAACACAACATTTGATACTGCGATTGTAGAAGTTATTAATGATAGCACAAGTAATATTGATAACACAAATGGTAGTACAACTACAATTGTTAGACCACCTGGTGGATTCCCATATTTTGCACCAGGTAGCACATTTAACTTTGTGCGTGACCTAAACAATTTTACAAACCTAAACGGTGGTGATGATTTTAGATTCCAAATACACTTAGAAGATAGTATGACTGGTACTAGAAGCAATGTTATTACTACACCACCAATTGCTATCAATGTAGAAAACATTATTGACAACAAACAAATTGCTTCATATGGTGCTGGCACACAGTTAGAAAATTTTGCAGATGCAAGTCCTAACTTAGCAAATACTGCTGCAACATATACAAATCTACTAACACCAATTACCTATGACCTAACTGGTATTGACCAGGGTGAATATATTTTAGATGGTAGTGCATTTCCAAGCGGTAGTTATTACAGTGGTTCACAATTAGGTTTTAAGAGCAATGCAAATGTGTTATTTGCAAATACCACACACCAAGCAACTGTAACTTATGGCGGTGGTGGCGTTGTACTAACAACCAGTACAATTATGCCAACACTTGTTGATAGTCGCAGTATCTTTATTGATGTACCGTATCTAAACAGCCTTAATCCAAGTATTGCATTAGACATGGAACCAGTAACTGCAAATGTGTGGGCGCAGGGTTACAGTACACTTTCAAATGCTGTGTTCAGCAGAAGTTTTGGTGATCCAAAAGTAAACTTATTTAAGATCAATGACAGTCAGGTAGAACCATAATGTTTAAAACAATATATGATAAAACAACTGGTGAAATTTTAACTTGTCGTCGCATGAGCGAGGAACAATTACAGTCAGTGTTGGCTAGTAATCCAAATTGGGATGTGCTAAGACGTGCAGTTGATGGCATTGGCAAAAATCGTGTTAATTTACAAACATTAAAGATTGAACTTATACCTGTACCTCAACCCAGCATTGCTAACCTAATCAGAGAGCGTAGAAGATTTTTACTTGAAGGCAGTGATTGGAGTCAGTTGCCCGACAATGGTCTCAGTGATGCAAAAAGAGCAGAGTGGGTACTATATCGTCAAGCCTTAAGAGATCTACCAGATGAACAAGGAACAGTAAATAGTTTTGATGAAGTAGTGTGGCCTACGCCACCACAATGATATGGAGAAATAAATGTATAAGATTGTTGTAGAATATGTTCATGCAAGTTTAAGTATTGAAGCAACTGTAACAGGCACAGACCGTGCAGATTGTATTGCACAAATTGAGGCTGTTATGGAAACCAGTACTGCACACGAATATCGTATTGTAAGCCAAGGCACAATTTAACTGGAGCCATAATGCCATTTACAGGAAAATTTACATTCTTTAGAAAAAAGAAAGTAGGAGAAACTACTCCTGTTCTTGCGACATTTTCTATTAGTCCAGCCGCAAGTATTGTAAATGGCAATATCAATGCTGTGTTTAATGTGTCAACAAATTTAACAACCAGTCCTACTTTAAATTGGGACACGCTGTATGAAACAGCAAATATCTTTATTGATAATGTTACCACAGGCACAGTAACACCTAATGGTGCAGGCATTGGTACAATTACAAGACAAGTTTATGATGATGCAACATTTGCATTGCGTTTAACATCTGGTCCAAAAGTTTTAGCAACTAGTTCTAATGTAACTGTGCAAAATATCAATTATACATTTAGTAATGTAAATTCACCTTTCTTTAACAATGCAAGTTTTATTGTTAACAGTATATTACCAGTTGGCACAACAGTATATTGGAGCCTGTCAGGTACTAACACAGGTATTTTTACTGCTAGCACCGGTAGTGCTGTGGTAGATGCTGGTGGCAATATCAGTTTGCCATTAACGATTGATCCAGCCACACAATATTATACAGAAGCAACATTTGCAGTACAATTGCGTAGCCTTAGCAGTAGCGGCAGAGTAATTGCAACCAGCAGTAACTTTATTGGTGTGCGTTCACCAGAATACTTTGCACTACATCCAAGCAGAGGCGGTTACACACCGCCAGCCAATGTGTCAAGTTCACCTACACTGAGCAATATCAGCGTATCAAGATCAAACTTCTATAGAGGCGCTGTACTTGCACCAGGTGGTAACATTTATGCGCCAGCAGGTAATTCAAGTAACAGTAATACTGTTCTTAAAATTAACACAACTGCTGGTACAACAAGTATTATTAATTTACCCAGTGGCACTGGCTATGCTGGTTGGACTGGTGGTACATTAAGAACTATACCAAACACCTCAACTAACGAAATTGTTTGTGCTCCTGGTGGTAGTGGAAATAGCGGTGCTAATGCTTTCCTATCAATTAACCCAATTAACGACAGTATATCAATTGTAAGAAGAAGTGGTGATACATCATCTTCAACAAGAACTTTAGAAATCTTTGGTGGTGGTGTTGGTACATGTAAATTTGGTGGCTCAGTACTAACACCAACTTCTAATATCTATCAAACATACCAAGGTAACATCTTTGTTGCACCTGGTGAAAGAAATAGATTATTAGTAGAAAATTATGGTTCATATACTGCGTCTCCACCAGATGGTGATTATACTTATGAGCCTAGACCATTTGGTTCAATAGGTGGCGAAACTATAACAACTTGGCAAAATAATCAAAGAACAAGAATGTTCTTAACACCACCATTTGTAGAAACTTATGGTTCGGGCAATGTCATGTGGCAAGGGTCTGTGTTAAGAAACAATGGTAATGTTGTATTCATCCCACATAATTCTACTAGTTATGTAGAGGTTAATCCAACTACTGCTGCTAAACAATTTGTTGCAATTAGTGGATTAGGTGGACAAAAATGGAGTGGTGGTTGCTTAGGCAATGATGGCAGCATTTACTTTGCACCATACACATCTAATGTTATCTATAGATTAAAAGCAGACGGTAGTGCTAGTTCAATAAGTGTTACTGCTGGATCAGAAAAATATAGTGGTGCTGTGGCTGCACCAGATGGTAAAATTTATTTTATACCATATAAAGCAACAAATGTTTTAGTATATAATCCAAGCAGCAATACCACAAGCACAATAGGCACATTTGGTAGTGAAATCAAATGGTGGGGTGGTACATTAGGACAAGATGGAAGCATTTATTGCATACCTACAGGATCAAATACTCCTGTGTTAAAGATTAACTTAAACATTGGATCAGTAGACGCAGGTCACTGGATGCTAAGTTCCTACTATAACAAGTACTAAAACAACACTATTTTTGTAAAACGCATAAATAGTAAAGTAAATTAAGCCTTATAGGCCTCAGTCTATAAGGAAGATCCCTCAGGAGTCGCTATGTCGAATCGATTGTTAGATTTTGCCAATTATATTGGCAGTCCAGATACTCAAGTTATCGAGTTGTTCCCAA